TTACGGTGTAATGCCAACCGCTGCCGCCACTTTGTCACCACTTGGTAGGGTAGCTAACGGGTTGAAGCGCAGGGCAGTTTCAAGGTGATCTGGGGCCAGGTGAGCATAGCGCATGGTCATTTTGATGTCGTGGTGGCCGAGAATTTTTTGTAGGGCAAGAATGTTTCCGCCCGACATCATAAAATGCGCTGCAAATGTGTGGCGCAGAACGTGGGTAAGCTGGCCGCGCGGAAGCACGATGGAGGTTTTGTCCATCACTGACAAGAACTGGAAGTAGCAATCAGTAAAGAACTTGAAGCCGTCCAGGGCAATAATTTCCTCGTACAACTCTTTGCTGATCGGGATACTCCTGTTCTTCTTGCCTTTGGTTCTGACGAAAGTGATCCGGTATTTGGTGACCTGCGAACGGGTTAGGCTCACAGCTTCACGCCAGCGCGCCCCTGTGCTTAAGCAGATTTTAACAATCAGAGCGAGAAGGGGACTTTGGCGATTACAGTCGTACAAAAGCTCATTGATCTGTTCATGCGTCAACCAGGCCATTTCCTTTTCAGCAATGGTGAACTTGCGCATATTCTCAAGCGGGTTCGGTGCTGCCCATTCTCCGAGTCGTGCCAGCTCGCTAAAAACGCCACTTAGGTAGCTTTGCTCGAGATTGATTGTTACCGGGCTGGCACCTTTCTTCCACTTCTCACTGAAATAGATTTCACCCGTTAGGCGTTTGTCACGGTAATGCGCGAACAATTTCGAGCTGAGATCAGTAGCAATAGGGTTTCCGAGTGCATCGACCATCAGGACCAGCTTGTCGTAAACATGCTCACCAGCGGTAAGAGATTTGCCGTGCAGTTTGAACCAAAATTCAATCACGTCTTTCAGAGTCCGACGGTCTACCGATTCACCCAGCCATGGCTTAGCTTCTGCCTCATCCATCGTGTGACGCTCAAAGGCTAATGCTTCGCCTTTGGTGGCGAACTGCTTACGCACACGGCGCCCGCCGGGGTAGCATTCGCAAATCCATTTTCCTGTGTCGAGTTTTCGTACTGACATAAAAAATGCCCTCCTTTTGGAAAGCATTTTTACTGTATGTATAAACAGTGTCAATGTATGATGTTAAGAACCTTATACATCATAGGTATCGGTATGACTGCGGTGCTGTTATGTTGTCACCTAATGAACTTAGCAAACGTGGTTGTTCATAGACTTTCAAATCACCGATTTTAATCGCAAAGGCTTTATCCCTGCTTTGAAAGTAAGAATCAAAAAATTGTTTACTGATACCCGCATAACGGCTGGTTTTTTTCCAGACATTGCTGGGTTTGTCTTCAATAACATCGGCAATATCGAACTCAGCAACAATCATCCCTACAGGCATTGTTGAATAAATAACCACAGATTTAACATCTGGATTTTTGAAGATTCCTTTTCTGAACTCAAACTTTTTTGTTCCATCAAGAATCTTTTCAACAAATTCAGGTTTAATTGACAATAATACTTTCATCTACAGCACCAAGTTTAATAATGTTGTCAAATTCTCTGTCGGTTAATTTTAACACACCCCAATATGCTTGTGGGTTTAAACCAACGTCTTCTATTAGTTTAGCACGAGTGATTCTTTTCGGTAAAGCAAGATTATATGTAAAACTTATAATATATGGGTATTTCTTTGTTTTATAAAAACTTCTCAATTCTATTTCGGTAAATACACTATACCGAGCACAGTATTTAATAAAATCTTGCTCTGTTGGGAATGAAAAAATATCTCTGACATCTTCTACAACACATAGAGATGTAGCAACAGAACGATAATGAGCTGGACCTTTTTTATCTGACGTTCGATAAATTACGAGAATGTCATGCATTTTTATATTTGCTACATCTTGCATGGCGCAGATGTAAATTTTTCTTATACTGTTAGCGTGAGACACGTCAGTAATAATATCTGGTGATTCAGTTATAAGTTTTGAGTCTGGGAATAGACGAGTATGAAAATCTGGATAAATAGATAGTAAGTATTTGTTTTCTTTATGTCTGTTGTTGATGAAGGGATAATCGGCAAGAAGGTCTCCAGTGAGATCATCTGTGCTCATTTCTCTTACTAAAACATTTTCAATACCGTTTTCGGATTCTTTTTTCCCGTATTTTATAAATCCATAATTTAAAAAAAGTTTAATCAGGTAATCATGCTTATCAAAAACTGTTACATATATATCGTTCACTTTTTCACTTAATGCGTGGTCAAATATTTTTTTCAAAAAACGTTGACCTCGCAATGTACCTTTCGTATTAAACTTAAAGGTCCCTATTTTGAGATGTTTTAAATTAGCCAATGAAGGGTTAACATCAGTAACCTCGCCATCTTCAATTTTGAGATACATGAATCCATCAATTGAATCATCCTCATTGTAGAGCACGTATGCTTTTTCTCTTAGATCTTTTGCTTTTTTGTGAAACCATTCTACAAAACCAGCTCTATAGTCAGCTTTCAATGAGTCAAAAAAAGCATCGTCAAAGTTTACTTCATTAAAACTAATGTGCTTTAAATTTTCCATTTTAATCTCCATGTCTCATTGAAAAGTCATTTTCTAAATTTAATGAAATGTGCGATTATATATAATGCTATTAACGATAGTGAGCCGTAAATAAATAGATTTTTATCTAAGCTTTCTGTTGGGACAAATTTCATAACAAATGTTATTGCTGCGCCGTAGAAAATGTATGCAAATATTTTGCTTAGTTTGGATTTCGTGTTTTTAAATTTTACGACAACAGAAAAATCATTAAGTCTCGAATTTATATCATTCGATATTTTCCAATGATATATCATTGGATCATGAGACCCGAAAGATACGCCTTTGCTAAAATATTTTGTCCATGTCTCAGACTCTAAAATTCTTGAACCTTTATAATTTGAACCGGATGCAGCACAGTCATCAACCATATCGCGGATTATAAAAATATGGCATTTCAAAGGGGTACAAGCGGCGCTAGCAAGAGTTGTGGCTATTTCGGAGGGCAGATTTCTTTGCTCATTAACCCTAAAATCAATGATATCAGACCGCTCGATACTACTCTTAAGGAAGAGATCTTTGGGGTAAAATGTTTTCACTAAAAGACCGATATCTTCTTTATTAATTTGGACACGGAATCTTAAATAGTGATTGCAAGCATCTTCGGAAGAGAGACAATCCTTGAGTTTAAAGGCTAGTAAGGTGCCATTGTGGATTTTTGTTATTTTGACTCTATGGTCAAGCTCGCCGCCGCTAAATGATAACTTAGTATTAACAACTAAGTCTCCTTTATTGGCGAGCACTAATTTTAAATGTCTACCATCTACTGTTTTAGTGTCAATAAGGTATTCATTGAAAACAGCAGTTACGAGATCTCTGCTTGATTCAAGGTTTTCACTAAGATCTGAAAAAAAATTATTTTCTTTTTCGAATGGTAGGAATATGCATATTGCCCCATGTTTAGCGATGGTTTCATCTTCAGGCTTTTTGAATGTGATGCCAAAATCTAAATAGCCAAATTTATGAGCGCTTATGTTCCAAAAATTAATATGCAACTCTTCAATGAAATTCTTATGTTCAGAGTTGTAGGTCGAGCCTGAACTACTATGATAATCCCTACACCCCCAGACCGCAAAACTTCGTGACATATCGATTTCCTTTGTCAGTAACGGTTTTAATTCAAATTGACCAGTAAGTAAAAATGGCATCGTGCAATTGGGTTAAGTTCACTGATAAAGCACTCAAATGAATGGCATGGATTGGGTGCTCCAACCTTGACTCTTCCTACAGGTATTCTCGTAAGTTCTCTAATACTCACTTTCCCTTCTATCTCTACCACCCACTTACCATCGGTCACTTCGTGAAAATGCTGATCAGCTAAATAGAGCTGATCTGAATCCATGATTACGATAGGTTTTTGCAGAGAATCTGGCACCAACGCTTTGTCGAGTAGGTAAAAATTTGAATCTAATAATTTACCATCTTTGATTTTTTTTCGAGGTACGGAAAACAAATCAGCAAGAACATTTTCATTTGCTGATTGGATACCTAAAGATTTTTGGGGTGGCTTAGGACTCCCAGTTCCAAATGAAAGCCACTCAACTGGGACGTCAGTCTCAATTGAGCACTTTATTATCCAGTCCGCAGGGAACACGTCTCTCATCCATCTGGTGCTCATCGTGCTTGATGAAATCCCAAGCCGCTCACAAAGAGCCTTACGAGTACTTACTCCGTAGGCCTCAAGCATACGAAGAATAGCCTCACGGCCACCATTGTTAAAATCCATTAATGCTCCTTTGGAACCTTACATGTTTATAAACTCCAAATGAGATGTAACATTGCTACTATGGCTCATTTGGAGTCTTTAATATTGAACACCGCTAGACACGGTTTACTTACTTAAAAAGGAATCTTGCATCATGACTCCTCACATTTCAATCACGTTGACTGTTCCTTCCGTATCAATTGAAAAATATAGCGAACTTACTGGTCTATCAATTGACACAATCAACGACATGCTAGCGGATGGTCGCTTGATACGGCACCGCTTACGCAAAGATAAAAAGCGAGAAAAAGTTATGATCAACATTGCGGCTATGACTGTCGATGCTCTCTCAGATTGCAACGTATCCATCAATTAGTTCGATTTTGAGACCGACTGAGGACAATGACTATGTTTGATTATCAAACCTCCAAACATGCGCACTTTGATGCGGCTTGCCGAGCATTTGCGATTGAGCACAATCTGGAAGATGTAGCCGCTGCTGTTGGCATGAGGCCGCAGATCCTGCGCAACAAATTGAATCCAGCACAGCCAACCGTTTAACCTGTGACGAGCTTTTAGCTATTACCGGATACGTTGAGCGATCCCAGCCTGCGGAGAACGGCTTCCAGCGTCTCTTTGTGCGCGAGCTGGCAGGGGTTTTTGATAAACAGTGACCATGCTCCATGCAGCACCCGACACTGAAACAAATTGGCGGCTGGCTGGCAGAGCAGAGCGGCATCACGGTTCAGGTGCCGGATGCCACGTATGCGACTACGCCGATCCCCCATTTCACCCACAGCGGCACAGGCTTTCAGCTGCTTAATGTGCTGGGTCTGGCGTTTTCCGTCACGGATTACATCTGGTACCCGCTACCTGATGGCGGACTGTACCTGGGAGGCGCGGACGGGGCCATGTTTGCCGGTCGGGAAGTGGAAATTCCGGCAGAATTTGCCCAAAGCACGGCGGGAGGCAACAGTATGACACTGCCGGTGGTACAGAGCCTGCGCCCCGGTGTGCAGATGAACGGCCAGCGGATCACCCGCGTTCATCTGCATAATGCGGATATGACCGTGACTTGGACGCCCCGCAATAAACAGGCTGCCCAGCCACTACAGAAAACGCCGCTTCAGCGCCAGATTGAGGCGCATTAAGTAGACTACATACGCCGAAAATGGGGCGGGTCGTGGCGCATACCGAACCTGTGAGCAGTAGTAATTTTGCCGATCCATTCCGCCCGCGCTATGCCGTGGATGTTCAGCTGATGGATGCGAACGGCAACCCGGATGGTAATACGCCGGTATATTCAGCCGTACCGCTGCCGGTGCCGATGGCGGGGCATGATTCCGGACTGTTTCAGTTCCCGGCGCTGGGGACGCTGGTAGAAATGGGGTTCACCGGAGGGCGGCCGGATAAGCCTTTTATCCGTGGTAGCCACCCGGACAGCACAAGCCTGCCTGACCTGAAGCCGAGAGAACAGCTGCAACAGCAACGCGAAGAGGTGTCGCAGCGTGTCACTCAGGCCGGAGACTGGGAAAGAAAAACCGATCAGACTATCCGTGAAGACTCTATGTCCAGGGAAGTGACCGCCGATACGGAAAACGCGAGCTGGTCACGCGGGAAACGAGGGTGAAAGCCTCTGATAAAACCACGGTGATCGGCACGGCGCAACTGACGGCAGGGGCCATTCAGCAGATTGCGACCGGGGATTATGCTGTGGCAACAGGTCGAAACTGCCTGGCAACAATCAGCGGCGATGATGAAACGGAGGTTGCTGGCCAGCAGACCACAACCACTGGCAAAGGCCTGATAGAGAAGATTGGCGAGATACGCCGCAGCATCGCCGCCGTGCAGCAGCAGATTGTTGCGCCCGCGGTCTGGATCGGCTCAGAACAAATCAATGTGACACAGCTGATGCTGGACACGCTCGACGTGGTGAAAGAACTGGCCACGCTCACCGCCAGCCATACCCACCCGGACACCGGCACACCAACCAATGCCGGAGAGATTGAAAGCGTGGCGATGAAGACCGATACACTGAACGAGAAATACTCCCCCGTCATCGCTAAGTAACCCCACTCACACAGCCCGCGTAATGCGGGTTTTTTGTACCCATCACCAGACCGCGCAAGACGCTCTCAGAGCGTACATAACACCACCCGCACGCCCGAAAATAAGTAAAAAAGATCGTTGCAGCAGCGGTGCGCTGGCTGCGCCACAGCCCGACAAAATAAATCTTTCCCGGACGAAATCGGCGCTACACCGCACCCGCCTGCGGTTTTTGGATCATACAAATTTTTCAGTGTTATTTTTCTACAAACTAGACCGCCAGACCGCGCCAGTGCAAGCGGCTTTGCGGGAAACCAGAACTGAAAAGATTGAAAAGAATTTCAGTGTTTTTCAGTTTACTATAGTGTTTGGTATCAATGCTATGCCTTTAAGGCATTGATATTATTGATTTTTATTTTTCTGCCTCTGTGAAGCGTTTTTAAAAAACCATCTCCTAACTCCATATGGCTTTGAAAAACTACCGGAAACTGAAATGTATAAACAAACTGGATTTCAAATTGATTCATTATCTTATAATGTGGAGGACAGACAACGAGTGACTGATAGGAACAAACATGGATAGCTCTCTTACACTTACTGTTGCACAAAGTGAAGCTTGGCAACACGCAGCATTGATTTTAGCCAAAAAAATAGGAGTAGGATCCAAAAAATCCAATGCCGAGTTAAAAAGTTTATTATTAAATTTTGGGAGTATACAAAAGCTATATGATTATCACTTTTCAATGATACCACCCGATTCGGATATAGTTTCTAAGCTTGATAAGATATTTTCAAGTTTGAAAGTAAATTTTGGAGTGATTAATTGTTTAGACGATAATTATCCAGATTTACTTCAGGGTATTTATGGTGCTCCACCTGTTTTGTATTATCGAGGTGATATTAATATATTGAAACTGCCTCGAAGCATTTCTTTTGTTGGTACAAGGAATCTTGATAATCCTGAACATATTACGCAAAGTTTAAATGCCTTGGAACGGCTTGTAAAAGCCGGTTTTCAGGTTATTGTCAGCGGACTTGCAAAAGGTTCGGATACGCTTGGCCATCAAACAGCAATAAAGCTTGGAGCAAAAACGATAGCGGTTTTAGGTAACCCTATAAATATTTCTTATCCAGCTGAAAACAAAAATCTTCAAGAATTGATTGCGAAAGAACATCTCGTTTTGAGTGAATATCCGGTTGGTATCCTTTCTCAAGGCTCTTATTTTGCAAACAGAAATCTCACAACCGTTAGCCTTTCAAGAGAAGGTGTTGTGGTGGCAAGAGCTGGAGATAAAAGTGGAACTCAATATGCGATAAGAACATGTGTTGAACAAAACAAAACTGTTTATGCGTTAGAAAATAATATTCATGAACCAGAATATCAGTGGGTTCATAAGTATAAAAAATCGATTAAAGTTGTTAAGGATAGATAAAGGGAGTTTGCCATGAATTCAAGAGCTATAATCTTTGACTTAGATGATACAATCTTTGCTACAGAAGAATTTAAACCATACCTCCGAACCGAATTTGGACGAGAAACCATTCCTGCTCTTATTGAACGCGGTGAGATTGAAGTTCGAGAAAGGCATCAGGGCATTGTGGAATATATCAATAAACTGATAAATAGCGGGATTGCTATCTTTATATTCTCTGACTCTCCCTCGGCTTATTGTTTTGCTATTCTTGATAAAGGTGGTGTCAACGTAAGTCGAGACAATGTTTATTGTAGTCAACACAAACCTACAGTTGATGATAATAACATCTTTACTTCATATCAAGATATTTTGGTGGTTGGTGATAGTCCCAAAGATATATATTTTGCTCATTTAAGGGCTTTCCCGTCTATCTTACTTGGAAGATTGAGCAAAAAATCCTGTGAATATTATAATCGCTGGACAAAGCCTAGTGCTATATGTACAAATCTGGATGAACTGAAATCTGCTGTAGATGACTACCTAAATGGACAGTTGGTTTTCCAGCAACATGATTTTAAAAAAAATTATGATACCGTCGATCCTGATGAATGTGAATTAACAACAATACCATCAGAAAATATGGGGCATGCCTTTGAATATTGGCCAAATTCAGATGACTGGGATGATGTAGAAGATCGAAAAAAAGTATGGTTTGAAGTAAAGAGATCAATTAAAGTTGCAAAAGAATTAACTCCAAGCCAAATAGAAAATAGTGAAAGAGTTGCATTTTACAATCGAAATAACACTATCGGGTATGGAAAAGCTTTCAAAGCATTGATGTGGGTATCATTCCAGGAGTTTTTAAAATGGGCGAAAAAAGAGAAACTAACTGGGAAAATATATTTGGTTCCTACACCACCCTCAGTTCCGATGGAATGTAATAAATCATTTCCGATGCTAATTTTGGCTGAATGGTGGTCAAAGTATGCTTATTTTGCGCGGAAAAAGGGTGAGATAAACTTTATTCTTGAACATTTTTACATCGTTGAACGCTTTTGGCCAACCCCTCCAGCTCATATGTCAAATGGAAGGAGAGAGGTTAGGCCCCATCTTGAGACATTAGGTACTTATAAGAAAATCACAAAAAATGATGGAACGGCTGTAATAATTTTAGATGATATAGTTACCTCTGGAACTCAAATGAATGCTGTTGCAACACTACTAACCGAAGTTGGAATTTTTAAAAATGAGATTCCTTTTTACGGATACGCCTTTGCTCGAACAACACGTCCAGGTGCAGATGTCTCCGAATTGTTGAGGCTATTTAGCGCATCTGAAATTGCTGGATCATGA